ATCGTCCGAGACGAAGGGTGCGATCTAGGGGTCCGTGGGTATGAGATATACCGCGGGCTCCTGATCCACCACATCAATCCGATGGTTGCCCAGGATATTCTACACGGAGAAGAGTGGATTCTCAATCCGGAGTACCTGATCACAACTACACAAAACACTCATAACGCGATTCACTACGGCGCAGAGAACCTGCTGCCTAAAACAGTGGTCGCTCGGTCGCCAGGCGACACAAAGCTCTGGTGAGGAGGAACCATGACTCGAACTTACAAGTGGGGTTACCCAGACCGAGTTACTGGGCAGTATCGCCGACTCACAGAAGCTGAGCTTGATCTCAAATGGTCTTGGGCTAACGTCCATCCAGAGATGCGCCGACGAGCAATTGCCTGCGCAAATGCTTCACAAGACGCTGGGAAAGATCTCGGGTTTGGCGAAGGTGCTCGAAACCCAGAACAGCAACTCGCTGAGTTCTTTCGACGACACTACGAAGTCAAGTATGGCGGATGCTGTACTTGGAATGGTCGACGTTACGCACTCAAGGCCGGGATGGCGCCTATCAGTCCTCCAGGATCTTCCAATCACGACGACAACATCTACGAAGGCTACGCTTTGGCAATTGACTTCAATGGGTGGGAAGACCACTGGTTTGACGCCAACTGTGAACGTTTTGGGATCAAGAACTTCGGCGGCAAGATTGGCCCTGGAGTTAACGGCGAAGAATGGCATGGCCAACCGATTGAACTCCCCAACTCAAGATCAGACGTCAATTTCTACTTTGCCTATGGTGGGAAACTAAAAACTTGGCCGTTGCCGGGTAACCCAATTCCTCCACAGACCTATCCGGGAGCACAAGACATGTTTCACCCCATCACCCCATTCCGAAACTCGGACTCTCGAAAGTACGCCCCTCTGGTCGCAAACAAAGACTACGAGTGGGGGCTCAACCCAGCAATCTTCCCGCAGGACGCGGTGGCCGTCTCAATGAACGTTACCGCCGAAGTTCTTGATTCCGAAGGAGTGCCCGTTGGGGCCTTTCTCACAATCTGGGCGTCTGGCCCGGCCCCAGAAGCTTCTGTTCTGAACTTCTCAGGGACCAGGTTTGCCAACGGTTACTACTCTGGCCCAGTTCTGGGCCGTAAAATCAAACTTCGCGCCAACGCTCCGATGCACGTCATTCTTGATGTTACCGGATACTGGACGCCATAACTCGGAGGTGCGCTGATGGAGAACGGAATTCTTGTCAGTACTAAGAAGATTCTAGGTCTCGACAGCGGATACACGGCTTTCGATCAAGACGTCATCACCCACATCAACTCCTGCTTCAGCATTCTGCATCAGCTTGGTGTTGGACCAGAAGACGGCTTCATGATCGAAGACGACGGGCCGGAGTGGGAAGATTACATTCAAAATGAGAGTGGAAATCACAGCATTCTCAACCTTGTTCGGACCTACGTCTTTCTTCGAGTTAAGATGTTGTTTGACCCGCCTAACACATCCTTCCTCATCGAGGCAATGAACAAGCAAATCGATGAGTATGAGGCGAGAATCAGCTACTTCAGAGAGGAGGCGGCATGGATAGCAGCGAACCCGACGGCGTGAATCACCTTTCACACTACGGTGTAAAGGGCATGAGATGGGGGGTTAAGCGGTCACGGGCTCAGCTTAGAAACGCTAAGCCCGATCAAGAACAGCGAAACGCCAGGAAGTCAACAGCCAAAGCACGACGGATGATTTCGGACGGAGATCTTGAAAAGGCCATCGATCGCTTATCAAAAGAGAAGAAGCTCAAGACTCTCACAGACGAGGATCTTAGCCCAGGTAAAGCTGCGGCAAAGCGCATCATGTCAGAAAGCGGACAGAAGGTGGCGAGAACCGTCATCACTGGTGCCGCACTGTACGCCGTGAAGGTCGCGGTTGACAAGAAGATGAAACCTGGCGCAGCTGGCTACATCGCTCCTCGCCCCAAGAACAAGTAGTCGATAGGAGGCGTTTAATTGACACTGTCAAATACTGATACGCCTTACTACTATGGGCTATTTCGAGAATCAGTTCTTCGCGGAGAAATTGTCGTAAACCGAGAAATCTCGGCGGAGATGAATAGGATTGACGATCTCATTGCCAACCCAAACATCTACTACGATGACGACGCCGTGAAAGGCTTTATTCGCTACTGTGAGATGGAATTGACGCTCACGGATGGTACTGACCTACACCTTCTCGACTCATTCAAACTTTGGGCCGAGCAGATTTTCGGGTGGTACTACTTCGTTGAGCGAAGTGTCTATCAACCAGGTGTTAACGGGGCCGCAGGCCGCTATGTGCAGAAGCACATCAAGCAGCGCCTCACAAAGAAGCAGTATCTCATCGTCGCCCGTGGCGCCGCGAAGTCAATGTACGCCGCGTGCATCCAGAGCTTCTTCCTAAATGTAGATACCTCCACAACTCACCAAATCACCACGGCCCCCACAATGAAACAGGCCGAAGAAGTGATGTCTCCAATCCGAACCTCGATCACGAGGTCGCGGGGGCCACTCTTCCGCTTCCTGACCGAGGGCTCTTTGCAGAATACAACCGGGTCTAGGGTCCAGAGACAGAAGCTTGCTTCTACTAAGAAGGGCGTCGAGAACTTTCTCACCGGCTCCCTCCTCGAGATCCGACCAATGTCAATCGACAAGCTGCAGGGCCTTCGTCCAAAGGTGTCGACGATTGACGAATGGTTGTCTGGCGACATTCGAGAGGATGTTGTTGGTGCTGTCGAACAGGGAGCGTCCAAGATGGACGACTACTTGATCGTCGCCATCAGCTCAGAGGGAACAGTTCGAAACGGCTCTGGCGATACTGTCAAAATGGAACTCGCTGCCATCCTCAAGGGTGAGTACCAAGCTCCTCACATTTCGATCTGGCACTACAAGCTTGACGAAATCGAAGAGGTCAACCACCCAGAGATGTGGATTAAGGCCAATCCAAACCTAGGAAAGACGGTTACTTACGATGTCTACCACCTTGACGTTGAGCGAGCAGAGAAAGCTCCTGCTTCTCGGAACGACATCCTTGCTAAGCGATTTGGTATCCCGATGGAAGGATACACATATTTCTTCACTTACGAAGAAACGCTTCCGCACCGCGAAAGAACTTTCTGGGGCATGCCTTGCGCTCTTGGTGCTGACCTATCTCAGGGCGATGACTTCTGTGCTTTTACTTATCTCTTCCCCCTTAGCAACTTTACTTTCGGTGTAAAGACTCGAAGCTACATCACGTCGCTGACGTTGATGAAACTCCCGGGGGCAATGCGCCAGAAGTACGAAGAGTTCATTCGCGAAGGAAGTCTTCAGGTCCTTGAAGGCACTGTGCTCGACATGATGGAGGTCTACGAGGATCTCGATCAGTTTACACTCGAGAATGAGTACGACGTTCGCTGTTTCGGGTTTGACCCCTACAACGCCAAAGAGTTTGTGACTCGATGGGAAGCAGAGAACGGTCCTTACGGTATCGAAAAGGTTATTCAGGGCGCTCGGACAGAATCGGTTCCTCTTGGGGAGCTCAAGATTCTTGCCGAAGAGCGAAAGCTCATATTTGACCAATCTCTGATGGCCTTTGCTATGGGTAACGCGGTCACGCTCGAGGACACTAACGGAAACCGAAAGCTTCTTAAGAAGCGAGCAGACGAAAAGATCGACAACGTGTCCGCTTTGATGGACGCCTACGTCGCCTACAAGGCCAATAAGGAGGCTTTCGAATGATTATCGAGGAGGAAGTATATTTGGCGCACTACGGCGTCAAAGGCATGAAGTGGGGGGTTCGTCGAGCGCAAGCTAAACAAGAAAAATACGAAGCGTTGCTTGCAGCAGATAAAGCCAAGCAAAGATATCTAGAGGAAACTAAAGAGTCTCGCGCTGCTACAAAAAAGAAAGTTATCCGGGTTGCAAAAGGCGCCGGCGTAGCATCTGCCATCGTGGTTGGGGCTGTCGCCACAGACAGGCTTATGAAAGCGCACGCAAACAAAAAGTTTGTCGAACTTTCAAAACGCGCCGTGTCGGACAGAAGGGCTTATGAGCGCCTTTTGGAAGGCAAGCGAGAGATACAGATCCAGGCATTAAACACGGCCTTTAAATCCGGAAAAATCACGCAAGAGCAGGGTTGGCGACTTAGTTCCTTGATGGACAGACAACTAGCGTCCAAACTAAATAAGAGTTATCCTAGGTCGTGATGGCTGACGATCTCGAACATGCCGGCGTAAAAGGTATGAAATGGGGGGTCAGGAGAGCGCAGGCTCACAAACAGGGCCCCATCGAAAAGCGAGTAACCCGCCAGATCAGAAAAGCCGGAGAAGCTCATCGAGAAAGAAAAGCTGAGAAGTCCGAAGAGATTGCCAATCTCAGCCCTCGGCAGCTGCAGGTTCGATCTGAGCGCGCTAAGTTCCTCAAGACTTACGGCGCTACCGTCGCGGTCGCCGCTGGCGCAACGGCAACGTATTATATTCTGGCAAAGAATGGTAATAAATCGGCCAGGTCAGAGTCACTTAGAGTTAACGAGCATCTTGCTAAAATCGATCGTATGCTAAAAGCTACGAAAGACGCCCCCATTCCAAAACCGCCATCGAAGACGCTTAGTAATCGCTTTAGCGACGCTTCAGATCTCGCTAAAATGAAGGCACATGCCGCCGCTGCAGTCAAAGAAGCAAACGCTCAACTTAGGGCTCGCGACAATGAGCTTAGCATTCCGTTCCCGGATAGATCATATCTTGAGGAATGGACCTGATCAACCTCAACCACTAACGAAAAGGAAACCAAATGGAACATCAGAAGACCACACAGTACATTGTCGTGACGCCTCCGCAGGCAACGGTCAAGGAGCACCAGAAGCTCGAGAAGATTGCCCTCTTCGACGCGGACGGAAACGCCATTGATTTGGCCGCTGTCCTCGCCGATTTCGAGGCCCGAATCGCAGATCTGGAGCCCTGATCCTTCGCCAATAACTAGCTACGAAGGAGGTGAGTGAGTTTGCCGATTCTTGAAAGAGCAAGGAAAGCGTGGAACGCCTTCTTATATAATCAACAAACGGAAGTTGTCAAGGAGGTGCATTGGGTAGGCGCGGCGGCGTATGGAGGGCAGTCCCCCTCACGCTCTCGCCCACGGTATACCAATGAAAGGTCAATTGTTGGCTCTGTCTACACAAGGATCAGCATCGACGTCTCTGGAATCGGCATCCGGCACGCACAGCTTGACGAGTTTGGCCGCTTCAAAGAGAACTTAGCGACTCCGCTAAACTCTTGTTTGATGCTCGAACCAAACATGGATCAGGGTCCTCGCGCATTCGTACAAGACATTGTCACGACGATGTTCGACGAAGGCGCAGCGGCGATTGTCCCAGTAGACACCGACAGAAATCCTGAAAATTCGGCTCGATACAACATCTACACGATGCGTGTCGGCCGTATTGTTGGTTGGTATCCAAAACACGTTCGAGTCAGTTTGTACAACGAAGCTACCGGGTTGAGAGAAGAGATCACTCTCGAGAAGCGCGCGGTGGCTATCGTTGAGAACCCGCTATTTGCGGTTATGAACGAGCCGAACTCGACATTGCAAAGGCTTATTCGTAAGCTTTCGCTTCTTGACGCCGTTGACGAACAGTCCGGTTCCGGAAAGCTGGATCTGATCATTCAGCTTCCATACGTCGTCAAGTCTGAAGCCCGCAGGTTGCAGGCCGAACAACGCCGTACCGACATCGAGATGCAACTCAAGGACAGTCAGTACGGTATTGCCTACACCGACGGCACAGAAAAGATCACCCAGCTCAACCGCCCAGCAGAGAACAATCTCATGGGGCAAATCGAGTACTTGGTGAGCATGCTGTATGGTCAGCTTGGAATCACTGAAGAAATCATGAACGGTACTGCCGACGAAAAGGCGATGTTGAACTACTTCAACCGCACGGTAGAGCCGAT